CTCTTATAGGAGTTGATAGCATAACATACAGCGTGAGATTTATTGAATGAGTAGCGAGAAGATTTCTCGATCCATCCAAATATCTCTTCCGCTGTTTCAACGTCAACCTGACCAACCTTTTCGCAACCCGCAAGAAAATCTTTTCTAACTTCTGCCATCAGGTCTGCTTTTTTCTTACCAATAGCTTTACGAAGAACATCTGCTTCTTGAAGATTAAACCCAGCAAGTTCTTGCGCAATGCGCATAGATTGTTCTTGATAGATTAGAACGCCCTTGGTTGTTTCTAAAACGCCTGTGAGAGTTTCGTGAAGATACTTAACGATATCTAAACCGTTCTTCCTATCAACGTAATGCTGCGTCATAGACTTCCCATCCGTAATAGCTTTAAGCGATCCGGGGCGAATCAAAGCGATCAGCGCGGCAAGTTCTTCAATATTAGTTGGTTGAAGTCTTTTTGACCAAGCACGACCAAGATTACTTTCTAACTGAAAGACACCTTTAGTTCTACCTTCTTTAAAAAGATTCCAAGTATTCTCATCACTATAACTAAATGTAGGTGTTTCCATTAGCAAATGCCTTTTCAAGTTTCAAGTTTCTGTAGACAGCGCGATGCGTCTTCATAAATTTAATCATCAAGTTTGCAGTATCTTTAACGTCCTGTAGAGCGTCATGAGCATTTTCAGTTGACATTCCCATTCTTTCTCTGATACTATCCATACTCCTAGTTTTAATAGACGGGTCGCCCTCTGTCCACATCCAATAGTTATCCATCATATCAATTTTATAAATTTGATGAAATAACTTCTGCCTTCCCCTCTCTTCATCCCACGGTCCATACTCCTTACAAAGTCTATCAATGATAATCATGTCGTAACCAAGGATATTATATCCTGCTGGAATAGGCGCAAAGAAAGATGTTCCTTTCCAGTTGTATTTATCCACAAATGCACAGAACTTTTTCCAGACAACTTTTGGTTTAGGCGCTTTGGCAATTTGCTCTCTGGTTTTACCGGTGACTTTTAGTGCGCCTTCTTCAACGGGTCCGAGACCCTTCTTGATTGCTTTGTCATCATCTGTTTCTGCCCAAACCTCACTATTAAATGTTCCTTTAGGTTTAAGACTTCTGCCATCCAAGGCGAGCGCTGCCAACTGTGTTACTTGACATGTGTTTGGATTTCTACCACCCGTTTCAAAGTCAAATACGATAATGTCTCTATTCATGATTATCCTTTACAAGTTTTTCTATATACATTAATTTATCCAAAAGATTGATTGCTAGGATATCAAATTTAACGTGACCTAGAGCTTCTAAGTCTGCCATCTCAAGACCTGCTATCTTTTCTTTACTACTCTTAGAGTTTACCATCGGGCAAACGTCTGCTAACTTATTTGCAGAAATAACAACACCAGCAGCATGTTTACCTTGAGTTTTCAGTGTCCCTTCGATACGTATTGCTTGCTCAAAATATTCTGCATAATCCCCTTCTAAATAACCGCTATCATTAATATGACAGTAATCGTATAACTCTTTTATATTATTTTGCAATGCCCATCTAATAATAGAGCGATCCTCTTCGTCCATTTGTGATAATTGATCGGAAATAGCAGCTTCGTCTGGAATGTATTTAGTAATCTCGTTCATAATACTGAATCCACATGCTTCATTGACCCGCAAGATTTCTTTAATTGCGCTACGTCCCTGAAGTCTACCAAACGTCACCATCTGACTTACATTCTCATGACCATACTTATCCTTAACATTTTCAATAATCTGGTCGCGTTTCTTTCCGGGAATGTCAATATCAATATCAGGCAAAGAAATGTTGTCTTTAGTATTACGACCGGAGTTATAAAATCTTTCAAACAGAAGGTCAAACTCGATTGGATCTACTTCTGTAATACCAATCAAATACGAGATCAAACATCCAGCAGCAGAACCACGACCCGGACCAACCATCCATCCTTGATCTTTAGCATACTGTATAATATCCTGAACAATCAAGAAATATCCAGACAATTCTGCTTCTTTGATAACATCAAACTCTTTTCTAAATCTATTTCCATACTCATCCCACTTCTGAGAATCTTTTTCAATGTGTGAAAGTTTCTCTTTCCATCCCTTTCGGGCAAGTTTGGTTAGATATTGTTCTTCTGATTCTCCACTGGGAGTTTTAAATTTTGGTAGAATTGGTTTACTAAGTATATCGTAATGTTCGCAGGAGTCATAAACTTTATCTAAGTCTTGTAGTCCCTGTGGATCTTCAATCATAATTTCTGTTGCACCGGTTTTATCTGGAACAAAAAAGTGAGAGAAGTCGAAGAATTTCTTATTAGGAAAATCCTCGCCGGATTGATATTTCTTCCTCATCTTTGGCAATGTTGTTTTCATTTCTGAACACAGTAGAATCCTGTGAAGATTAGCGTCTTCTGGTTCTGTATAGTGAAGGTCTTGAAAAGATCTGCTTTTGAAAATCCAATCCTCTTTTACCGGAGAGTCGGCAGAAGAATCAGCCAATACTACTAAATTTCCTTTGTTACAAATTTTAGACATATCGCTACTGTTATAGTTTCCTTCGTCGTCTAGTAAAGAAACTATTTTAATTAGATCGAACCAACCATTCTTGTTTTTGGCAAACAACGTAAACTTATCAAACGAACAACCTATAATGGGTTTAACATTGTTCGCGACACATGCTTGATAGAAGGCAACTGCACCAGAGATTGTCTTGTAATCAGCAATGCCACATGCGCGGAAGTTATTGTCCGCACACTTCTTTGCAAGTTCTTTGGGTTTAGAGAACCCTTTTAGTAGCGAATAGTGAGTGTAATTACAGAGTGGGAACCAAGTCATCAATATCTCCTTTCAATATCGTTTCAATTTATTATAGCAACTTGAGCAAATTATTTCAATCTATTCCGCCATCTTATTTTCTTTTTTCATATTCGTAATCTATAAAGTCTTGGTGGAATACATTATTTATCAGAGTTCTGGTTCTATTATGAAGAACAAATGCCTCTTTGTGTTCATTAACTTTTTTTGAAATGTCAGGAATTGGCAACTGGAAAGCATTAAATACCGTGTTCACACTTTTTTCAAAGTCTTCATACTTTAAGTAAATAAAGTTTGGTTTTTTATATGGGTTATAAACACTGTATAACGAACCCAGTTCCGTCAAATGTTTCAGTCTTTTGCAATTTTTCATCTCGCTTTTTATAAAGTCGTGTGGATTTAATTTTATGTCCATATAATCTTGGCAATTTTTGTAAAATGAAACCATCCTATCTTCTGGGTGTCTAACCATATAAAATATTTTATATGTTTCTATTTCTATATTTAATAATTCTAAATCATACTGTGCGACAGGTGTATGTCTTTTATATGGCCAGTCGTCCACTGTTTCTACGTTGTATTTTTCTAAACTAGAACGTACAAAACTAGAGCCTGTGTGTGGACATTCTTGGAAAATTACTCTTTTCTCTCTATCAATTACCATTATATAAACCTCTATTTCTAGAATTTATATTTTCACCGTGGAACCAATCAAGTTGATGTCTGCTCTGAACTGATATAAAATTCAAGTTTAGACTATCGAGAAACATCATTCCAGAAAATTCACATATAAATGCAAGCACCCTTGGTTTTGCGAACTCTTGATAGTCCGAAGTCTCAAATATATCGACCATATCACTTAGTTGGAATATATTTTCTCTAAAGTGGTTTTCAATTTTTTTGTATAGGTTTTTATGGCAAATTATTTGGTTGTGATTTGGAACCAATCTGTTTGATGGTTCTAGTCCTATGCTTTTATGGTAATTTAATATTATTTCTTGATGTCGTTTTGGTATTCCTAAAAAATTCATAGTTGGATTTTCACCCTGAATCCATCCTCCGGTGGTTGCTGTGGTTGCACAATAAAGTGTTTTTTCGTCATCTAATTTATCTAGTTCTATCCAGCGATCAATATTGTCCAACCTGCGTCTTTCATCGGTATATTTCATGTGCCACGACGCAGTTGTAGTTCCAACATAATCATATTTGTCATATTCAAATATATCTGACAAAAAAGCTCTAATCTCTGCGGCAGAGTTGTTTTGAAATTCAGAGAATTCTCCAAGTTCTAGGTTTTGCAAGTATAATGGTTTTAAGTAATCTCTACTTTCAATAGTAGCAAATTGTTTATGTGAGTGACCTACAACAGCAATGCAGAGTCTTGACGTATCTTCAAGCGTTCTAGTGTTTGTTTCTGTTACAATTTTTGGTTCCCTGTTATTTATAGTATAGTAATTTTCTCTCTTTTCTTTAGTTGTGTTCTTACACCAGTTTATTCCAGTATCATCCATTTTCTTGTTATATAGTTGGCAAAATCCAGCATCTTCGCATTTACATTTTAGAAAATCAGTCATTTTGTTCATACGCCTTCTTTAATGCAGATCCTATTACTTGGTGCATATCATAATATCTATATTCTGCTAGTCTACCACCAAAAATATACTTATTTTTGTCTATTTTTTCTTTATACTTTGCATACAATTCTAAATTCTTTTTATTTAGTATCGGATAATATTTCTCTCTACCCTTTTTATATTCTTGTGGATATTCTTTAGAGATCACAGTGACTCCGCACTTTATATTTGTAAAGTGTTTATGTTCTACAATTCGTGTGTATGGTATGTCTCTGTGAGTATAATTAACTATAGATGTTCCTTGATAGTTGTCTACGTTGAATACACGCTGCTCAAAACGAAGTGATCGCCACTCTAGAGAACCGTACATATTACTGAAAAACTCGTCAATAGGGCCCGTGTAAACAACCTTTTTGGCAATCTTGTCATAGTAATTTCTATTACTAATATAGTCTACACCTAACTCCAAGTCAATTCCGTCCAACATGTTTTCAAATAAATATGTATAACCATCTATAGGTATGCCTTGATAGAGGTCGTCAAAGTAATTGTCATTATATGTAAATCTAATAGGTAATCTTTTAATTATAGATGCTGGCAATTCTCTTGGCGGTCTACCCCACTGTTTCTCGGTGTACCCCTTTATCAGTAGGCGGTATATTTCTTCGCCAACTTGAGATAGTATCCAGTCTTCTAGGTTAGATGGATTACTAGTATTAAGGCGTTTTTCTTCTATCAATTCTTTTGCCATCTGCGGAGATACAACACCCCACAGTTGGTTTAGCGTATTAAGATTGATAGGCACAGAGTATAGTTTGTGCTTGTAGTTTGCTTTACAAGTGTGTGTGTACCTATTGAAGTCGGAAAATTGGTTTACAAAATTCCATACATCTTCATTGTTTGTGTGAAATATATGTGGTCCATACTTATGAACATCTATATCAAACTTTTTTTCTGTGTAGCAGTTGCCGCCAATGTGTTCTCTTTTGTCGATAACAAGACATTTCTTTCCCTTGTCTGTCATTATCCTAGCAAACGTAGAACCAAAAAACCCAGCGCCTACTACTAGGTAGTCGATCTTGGTCATCTATTAAAATAATCCTGAGTCTTTAGCGAAAAATCCTATAACACCAGCGCAAGCAGCAACCAATAACAACCCAAACCAGTAAGCTACACCACCATTATAAGTTATGATTCGGTATTTTGGAATATCTTCTTTATTTCTTTTTGCTCTAATATTTGCTTTTAGTATATCAGAGTCAGTGAAAAGCAATTCCTCAAGTTTTCCAGTGCTGTCCTCTACAACAATCATGTTGTAGTGATCGTTTGCTGCGCCCTTCTTCTCTTGATTTTTAATACGGTATATCTTACCGGCTTGAATGTTGTGCATGATTATCTCCTACCAAGCTCTACATGACCAGTACCTTGCTTTCCAACGAGGACCGGGATTACTACAGTTGTGACGCGCCCTGAAGTTCTTGCGGCGACCGGGATCGCTTTTCTTGATCTTCATATTTGGATCGCCAAAGCGAACGATAACGACTTTGCCGCTTCCGTTTCTAACGTATACGGCGCTTTTCTTTGGTCCACCGGGAGTTCTAAAAGGTTTACCAAGTTGAACTTTACGACCTTGATATTCAGCGGCATAACTTTCTTCTGTTTTACGCGCTTCTACAAAGTCATAAATATTTTGAATATAAATTTCTGCTTTAGAAATCATATCCTTTGTCCAATCTTCAAACTTGACACCCTCAAGATATTCCTCTATCTCCATAAGTTGATGGTGCATCTTCATGAGTTGCTCGCGTTGCATTTGACCTTCGTCGTATTCAGCAACGGCTTGCTTCCACAAAGATTGCGCTTTTTTCCATGATTCAGGATCAGGACGATCCTTATCGTCTTTCTTGGCAGGTTTGTAGTTTTTACCTTCGCGTTCTTTTTTCTTGCGAATGTTTTCCCAAAGACCGGGGCGTTCAGCGGCCCAATCCCATTCTTCAGTTTCTTCGCCCCAGTCTTCGTACTCTGCTTCTGCTGGAATATAGAAGTTATCTTCGTCAATATCTTCTGTATAACCGTACTCATTTACGTTAAGGTAAAAATCTGCTGCTTCAACGTGCGACATACCTTCGGTTGCCTTACTAATACAAACCGCAGTCCTTTGTTTGCCGTCTGGATACTCTTTACCCATTGTTGGGTCAGACATGCAGCGCGACATAAACTTTGAACGATCTTCACCGTCTTTTCTGGATGGGATGGGCATTATCTTCCTCTCTGAAAGTTAAAAGTGTGAACTCTGGGCGCATGGTAGAATCCAGCACTAATGCCGAATCTAACGTGACGACGATCTGGACTAACTGCCGTTCGCCCAATATTTAGACTAAATCCGCTTGGCAGCCACTGAATATATGGTCTATAACCTACTGGATTTCTACTGTAATATTG